ATTAGCTGAGTTCAAAATATCGGCAAAAAACAATCTTTTGCTTTGACTAAATGAGCAATTCACTTTCTGACTTTGGGCCAATGTTTAACTACGCAACAGCACCACACAACGGCACAGCAACCAGCCGCGATGCTGCTGAAAGCATCAAGCCACAGGTCAATCGCCTGTGCTCTGAGGTGCTCCGCTGCATCCGCAACAGCCCGAACGGTATGACCTGCGACGAGGCAGAGGTCGCGCTTGGAATGCCGCACCAAACCTGCAGCGCACGCTTTCGTGACCTTGCGAAAAGCGAGCCGCCTTTCATTGTCAAAAAAAAGGCATTTGATGGCAGTGACCTAAAACGCGACACGCGCACTGGACGCGGGGCATTTGTGTGGGTAGTCAGCGATTAACTGTGCCAATCAGGTTTCTGGTCTAATCCCCTGCACACGGCTAGCAATTCACGCGAATATGGATATGGCCCAATCACCCCACGGCCCCATGAATGAATTGATTACAGCCCTGCGGGCATTTGCTGCCTGCTACAAGGGCGACCCTGAAGGCCTCAAGTCTGACTTTGAGTTAGTTGCCGGCCTGTCCATCCAAGAGCTGACCGACATGCTCGATGACGAGGTTGTGCAGCACAAGGCTTGAGTGCCAATCGGGTTTCTGGCCCAATCCCCTGCACAAGGGTAGCAATCAGGGCCATACTGACTTCAGTTCAAACAACCACCCCATGACTGCTTCTGAACTCTTCCGCGCTGACGCTTACGCCACTCAATTTGCAATCGACATGCAAATGACTAAGCAACAAGCAATCAGCGCACGCCTGCTGATCTTGCAAAACAAAGGCGCAACGCAGCAGCAAGCCTTTGACAAAGTTTTAGGCGAAGGCGCTTGGGACGCAATGGCTGACCAACTCTTTGAAGAGCTGCAAGCAGCCTGACCCTATACGGGGGCTTTGCCCCGACCCTGTCCCGTGAGAGATCACTCCGTTCCTAAATCAATGACACTGACCGCACACGTCACCCACACCACAAAAGCCACCAAGTTTGGCGACACCGTTTATCACTACCAGATCAATCTCAGTAACGGCATCAGCGCCAAGCGCCAGGCTCAGAACGGCGCTCAGGGTGTTGCCTTTGATCTACGCCTGCCAGAAAGAACTACCGCGTCGAAGAACGTCAAGCGCCTCATCAGCAAGTGGCAGAACGTCCCCGGCTACGTGGTTGTGAACCTTGAAACAGAAGAGGTCACCATCTGCGGCTGATCACCACGGGGGCTCTGCCCCCACATTCCCCCTTTTTCCCTAAACCAATGAACAGGCTTTACCGATCACAATCCTTCCCTTGCTGGATGGCACCGCTTTTTACCTGCAGCCTTCTGGCTTTGCTAGGTGGTGCCTTTTGGGTCTCGATGACCAGCACCCTTGATCAGATGACCGAGCGCGACTGCCGCCTAGGCGTTCAGGCCGCCTGCGAACAACTCAACAAATAAAAGGACAAACCCCGTGGAACAACCACCCCTGGCCGAAACAGAGTCTGCCCGCGCTCAGACTACACGCAAAATGACCCACAGCGAAGTCCATAGAACATTCAGGGCCTGCCAGTCCCATGGCGGGTCATTCATGCGGACCTTGGCCACCGCTGGCCTGATAGCCGATCCAGAAAACGTCGCCAAGATTCTCAGGACATGGCCTGAAATTGAGGCGGTCTATGGCCCCGGCAGCAAATTTTACGAACGGGAGCAGTTCTGATGGCTCAGTTTAAATGCGGAGATGAAGGTTATTTTGACGACCCTGCATACAGCCAAAGCGATCTAAAAACTGTGCTCGATTGCCCGCAACTGCTGTGGGAGATGAAGCACAACGGCGGACGGCGGAAACAACCCACTGCGGCAATGCAGAGCGGGACCATTGATCACATGGCCGTTCTGGAACCTGACAGGTTTGACAAAACCTATGCAGTCTGTGGACCGCGAAACACAAAAGCAGGAAAGGCCGCCGCTAAAGCTGCAGAAGATGCTGGCCTTCAGCCAATCACGCAAGCTCAATACGTTGAGGCGCACAACGTCAATGTCGCAATTAGGCAGCACCCACTAGCAAAACAACTGCTTATTGATGGTCAGCCTGAGGTTTCTGTTTATGGGGAAGACGCAAGCACCGGCTTAAAAGTCAAAGGCAAGCTTGATTGGCTTGACGATCAGACGATTGTTGACCTGAAAACTGCTGGCCCTGGTGGTGCTAGTCCTGCTGCATTCACCAAACAAATCGTCAACTTTAAATATCATTTGCAGGCTGCCCATTATTTAGAATTGGCGCAAGCAAAGACCTTCATTTTTCTAGTTGTCGAGCGTGAATTTCCCTATCAAATTGGCATCTACGAACTAGACGATGACGCCTTAGCTGAAGGCCGATGGCTTCGCAAAAAAGCATTAGATACCGTGGCCTTCTGCCTCGCTGCTAATAGCTGGCCCGGTTACACCCCAAACCAACCGCAAACACTTTCGCTGCCCTCTTGGGGGTTTGACTCATGAGTTATCAATCATCATTCGAATCAGAACAAGTTCGAGGTTTACTTGGGCCTCTGGACCGCAAACACGTCAAGACCCGCGCAGGTGGTGGCAACAGACAGCTTTCTTACATTGAGGGCTGGCACGCAATCGCAGAAGCCAATCGCATTTTTGGCTTTGACGGATGGACTAGCGAAACGCTGCAGATGGAATGCGTCTGTATGGAAGGCACCATCTCATATATCGCAAAGGTGCGTGTGACAGTTGCAGGCATCAGCCGTGAAGGCTGGGGCGCTGGCCATGGACGCGGCGGCAGCGTAGGAGACAAGCACGAATCAGCCGTGAAGGAAGCCGAAACAGACGCCCGCAAGCGTGCATTGATGACCTTCGGCAATAAGTTCGGTCTGGCCCTTTACGACAAAGAGCAAGCCAACGTTGAGGATGGCAGCACAGCCAAGCCAGCCCCAGTCAAGTCTGAACCGTCCGCTGAATACAAACGGCAAGTTGCTACTAAGGCAGAGATGGACAAAGATCCGCTGTTCCGCTGGACGCATCGGATCGCTCAATTAACTGCCGAGACTAACTGGGCAGAGGTTGAAGTTCACATTCGCCAAAGCAAGGATTTCAATGACGAGCAACGCGAACAACTGCTGAAAAAATTAGCCGAGGCAAAAGCTAGAGCTGCTGAATTTTCCAACGTAAAACCATGACCCAAGATCAGTATGACCCGGACTACGCCGGACCCTTTTTCACTGAACAGCAGTTAGCGCAACGGTGGAACAAACACACAAGCACATTGGCCAGGTATCGCAAGCACGGAACTGGCCCTGTGTTCTACAAAGTGTCCCAACTTGCGTACGGTCCCAGAATACCGGTGATCCGCTACAGGCTTCACGACGTGCTGGCCTACGAGCTAGCAAATTCAATCTTTCCTGATCTACACAACAATGTCTGAATACATCGCAGCACTGCCCGTCAACGGCAAATGGAGCGTTTACGAAAACGGCCCTGACCATGAATACAGGCCCAACGGCAAAAGACTTGTGCTCAAGATTCCTGTCGAATCTGTTGCAGCGTATGCGCAGTATTTAATGACCCTTGCGGATGACACCAGCAAGCACAAGGACATGAACGTCTGGGATTTTGCTGCTAAGCAATCCAAGTCGGTTAAGTGCATCAACGTCAGCCACAACGCAAAAGACGGCGCAACGGATGATGACGGCTGGTATGGCAGCATTGCCCCGGCTGCATTGACTCCACCAGCGGCAGCGCAAAATTGTCAGATGCCTTCAACCCTGCAAGGCAGCAACGACAACGACATTCCGTTCTGATGGCAAGCCCTGAGCTAGAAGCGTTTCACGCGCTTGACGGTATGGGCATGGTTTTGGAGGGCGAGTTCTTCTCGCCTTCTAAGGCCAAAGAAAGCCATTACACCGAATTGCTAAAAGCGGTAGAGAAAATACGAAAGCAACCAATCAAGCAGACCGCATCATCTCATCAGAATCAATCTCGGCAATCCGCTTCACTGCCTGACTTAAAAGCTTCGACTGATGCCAAGCCTGACGAGTGAGTGCGCTGCACAGTTCCTGCAACGTGTGCACATCTTCTACGTCATGGATAGATCGAATCTGTCGCTCAAGGGTTAGCTCTTCCTCTAGCGTTTGTCTGACGCTCATCCAGTTCCAGCTCATGGGCTTTCAAGGATTGAAGAACTTTGCGCTCCTCTGAATAAGGAGCCCGTGCCCGTATGTAATCATGCACGCTGTGAATTAGCCAGTCTGGCGGCCAACAGTTGCTCCAATTGGCAGGTTGCGCACAACCAACAACCACCGTGCTGTAGAAGGCGACAAGATACGACCACAGCCAGTAAAGGTTCAATCCGCAACCCCGCCTTCAATTTTTGTCAGTGGTGGCGGCTGCAAAGCTGAAACTGAAACGCCTTCCATCTCGTCCATCCACTCGCGCAACGCTGCACCGGTTGGCGTGTACTGCGGCCACTTCACAGCCTTGAGCACATCGGATTTAGTCAGACAGATGTAGCTTTTGTGCGGCTCCCACACCAGATAACTTGGCGGGCCTTCGCGTGGCTTGCGATACGTGACGCTTAATGCGTTTGCACGTCTGAACTCTTTGACTGCCATTTGCTTTTGTTCTGTGTACCGTTAGATCTCCCACTTTCATAAGCGGGTCAGTCAGGCTTGCCAGGGGCACCCGGCCTGCTAATTAGCTCATGGCGCGAGAACCATGCGTAGTGCCCCAATCATTCGTCGTCTACAAGGATCACCCAGCCAGAGCTGGGGCCTTCGACTTGCCAGCGTTGCTTAAACGTTCCACGCGGCACCCTGACGTTTTTGCCGCCATAGCGGTGTGGATGCCCGCCACGCTCAATGTCTGGAGCGCCCATTGGGTCGTGCATCACCCACTGTGCATCTCCAGTTGATTCGGTTCCCTCAAACCCAACCAACACGCTCCAATGCCCACACGACTGGGAGCCACAATCGGGTGGTTCACCGCGAAGCATGTTGCCCTTATGCAGCCAACCGACAAGAACAGGGCGACCGCTAGCAATCTCTGCTTCGACTAATGCGCCATCAGCATCATTCCTGAACTCGGCGTGGAGTCCAAGCTCTCTCAGTGTCCTGACCTGAGCCCTCACGTCGGTCGTGTCGCCAAATCTTTTCCGCGCCTCCCCATACTCTTCGGCGCTGCTCACCTTGCCGTACATAAGAGCCAACATTGCCGCTGATGCGTCTAAACACCGTCGATACCCGTTGTAATTGAAATCCAGTTGATGAACATAAGGGACAACTGCTTTCTGAGCAATGCCGCTAGCTTTCCACGCCTCAAACCAAGCCGCATCCTCAGCCAATAACTCTTCAGGGAGCGCGTCCTCTAGTTCTTTGATTGCCGCTAGTTGGTGCGGGCTGTCTGAACGGAAAAAAGCAAAGAAGGGCAGCAACGCAAGGCTCATTAGATTCCCAAGGCGAGGCGTCATCGCACTAATCCTGCCGTGTTACATCGTTTGTTGCCATCAAGGAAACCTGTGTAATAAATCAGGGCACCAGAAATCAAAACTACGCCAGACAGCGCCGTCATCATCCCCAGGAACACCACGAAGATGACGCGCTTACGAATCATTTGCTAGTCACTGGTGGAAATAGGTTCTTCTCTAAAAACGAAGCAACTGCATCATCAACCGTGTTGTCTGAACGCTTTGCATACGCTTTGACGAGATCTACAACCAAACGCTTGAGGCTTTCTGAACGCAAAAACCGAAAAAGGATTGGCTTGAGGATCAGGAACATTGGAACTATTCAACTACCGAAAGTCTAGTTTCGATTGCTGTGGCCTTCCAGCCGTGCCACTGCCTGCTCTAAATCACTGAGTCTGGCAAAGACTTCCTGGTCCCTGCTCTTGATGTCGGTATGAAGCACGTCGAGCTGCCTGCTCAAGCCATCAACAGCAGTCGTTAGACGCACCAACGAATCACGCCCTTGGAGGCTCTGTTGCTTCAATCCTGTGATGCCAAGACCCGCCACGGTGATTGACGCGCCAGCGGCAGCAGCCCAAACTTCAACCATGCTTCGACCTCGGCATTGACTCCATCATGACAGAACCGCAAGAAAATCAAGAGAGCCAAGAAAAAGAAGGCATTGCCATCGCTGACCTTGTGAAATGCGCTGTCCTGATCTGGAGCGCCACATTGCTCACTGTCTCTTACTTGGGCTTCTTCCCTCAAATGAAAATGGACAATACTTTTGTTGCTAGCTTGCTTACAGGGGCAATGGCCTCTTTTGGGATTGAGCGCAAAACTGCTAATCAGCAGAAAAAACAACCACCTAAGATTGATTCAAAGGAGCCACCAAAATGAGACGCTTTCTGCCCTTGATCACCTTGCTGGCTCTTAGCCCAGCAGCAAAAGCCGACATCAGCCACAAAATCCAAAGCTCTGTTCAGCTTCAGGTTGGTGGTGCGATGACTACAGCAAATCGCATTGGCTCTTCATTCAGCATTTCAGGTTCAGGCGTTGACACTACCGACGGAACTACAGCGAACACTATTTCCACTGGCACTATTACTAGCGGCGTTTACAATCCTGGCACTATCGCTGTAACCCAGGACACACCTGGCAACGCTTTTAGTTTTAGTCAGTCATACACTCAAGGTGACGCCGTTCCAACATCAGCCATAACTGCAGGCGCTGTGCCTAACTTCTCTAGCTTGCAGTCCACTGCACCAGGAACCGCAGGAGACCTGGCAGGTACGGTCGCACCAACTGGAGCAATTACGGTTACAGCTGGTGGAGCGAATACCCTTGCAATCGGCCAAATCGTGACGGAACTGACAATCGACTGATGCGTGTTCTACTGCTGCTTTTATGCGGGCTAGTTGGTGAGGCTTTCTCTCTTGCTAAACCAGCCCAAAGCGTTCCAGTGGTGCCCAATTTTTCAACTGGCTCAATGACGAGCCATACAGAAACCACCAGTAATGTCACTGAAACAATTGTCAGTGAAACCTATGGAACTGGCTGGGAATACTCTGTCAGCGGCACTAACGTTGAACCTGTAAATGGGGCCAGCCTCACACCAGGCACTACAACAGTAAAAGAATGGTCAGCTCTGGACGTAGGCAACAAACCAAACTGGAGAATTGCCAACCCTGGCGCAGCATTTCAGTTCTCAGAAACCTATTCAGGGCCAGGGCTCAGCAACGTAACCACAATTCAGCGCGTAACCGAAATCGAGCAAATCACAGACACTATCTCTACCTTCTCGCAGTAGTCCTAGCGTCACCAGCCAACGCAGAAACTATTGGCGGCGTTTCTGCTACTGCCGCTCCAACAGCAACCAGTTCTGGTAGTGTCACAAATCAAGCTGTGATGATTGCTCCATCACAAGCGTTCACTAACTCTTACGGAAATGGCATTCAATGCCAAGGGCCAATTATCACCATCACGCCGTATGTCAACAGGACTAAAAGCTGGCAATTGCCGTTCATGGGTCACGTTCTTGACCCTGTATATGATATTTCTGACTTGGATGATGATGGCCTACTCGACAATCCAGGATCGATCATTTACCACATGCAAAAAAGGACAAATCAAAAGGATACGCACAACTGGTCAGGTGGTTTGTCTCTCCAAGCCACAATCCCCCTAGATGGTGGGCTGCAAGAACGATGCAAAGCAATGGCTGATGCCAATATCCGTATGCACCAGCAGATTATTGAGACGAAACGCCTTGAATATGAAATCGCTAGGCTCAAAAACTGCGGAGACCTGAAACTAAAAGGCATCGAGTTTCACCCCAGATCGCCTTATTTTGCTGTTTGCGCTGACGTAGTAATCAAACCAAAACCAGGGCAAGTTTTACCGCACAGGCACGCTATTTCCGCGCCAACCGCTGCGCCCGCCTCCGCTGAAAAACGCTTACAGGTTTCGCCTTACGACCCAAAATCTTCTGAATCTTCTTCCCAATCTTCTTCACGATAGGCTTCACCGCCTTAAGCAAAAGCGGCGTAGCTAACGCAGCAGTGACACCCACAGCAGCGGTAACCCCTACGGTTGTGACCTGCGGCAATGACGGAATTGCTGCTATGACTTGTTCAGGCAACTTGATCTCTTCATACAGGACGACGCATTTACCGTCTTGTATCTCGTAGCCCGCAATTCTTTTTGAACCATTTTGGACAAGCGTTCCAACCTCCTTCGCACGAAGCGGCGGGCATCTTGGGTCTTCGTCAACAGCAGTCTTGGGAAGCTGAAACGCAGTTGGCGTTGGCGGCTCTGGTGTTTCAGGCGTCGAAGGGTTTGGCAGGACAGCCTCAGGATCAAACACTAATTTGCTTGGCCTGAAATCCATCGGGTCAAAAGACGGCAAATCCACGATTGGAACGCCGATATTGACCGTCACTGGCGGTGCTTTTGGCACGGACATAGCAGGGATACCATCCCAAAGCCGGATGTCGTTGATCCCAATAGTGCGAATTTCAGGCACTAAAACGGCAAAGCAGGGCCAGTGGTGCTGGGCATCAGCTCTTTGACCTGGCTAGGCATTGCCTCAGTCACAGAATCACTCAGAGCACTGTGCATCTTTTCAATCATCAAAGCTTGCACCTTGCCAAGGTTTTCTTCGACGATGGCAGGGCCACGCACCACAGCAAACACAATCACGGCAGTATTGGCAGCAGCTAAAACAAAGCCAGCAGCGCCGAGGACGTTTAGATACTTCTGCATAATTGCCTCCAAGAAAAAACCTCCCGGCTTGGTGTGAGGGTTTTATCCCACCGGGAGGCTGCGGGTGTGTTCAGGTCCGCTCCAACAGACTAATCAGAAAAGGAACTTGACGCCAGCTTTGCCGCCGTAGCTGTTTACATCATCACCAGTGATGCCGCTGATTTCTCCATAAACAGACAGTGCATCAGTAGCAGCAACAGCGCCGCCAACCTTGCCGGAAAACTCCAGCTCAGTGTCAGTACCGTCAGGCATCACAATCGCTGGACCGCCTTGCAGGTAGTAGCTGTAAACACCGTCGCCACCTTCCCAGCCAACATGCAGGTCAGTTACTGATCCGCTGTAGTCGCTGCCGCTCCAACCAGCGTTAGCTTCAACGTTGGCATAAGGCCCTGCGATTGCAGAGAGGGGTGCCAAGGCAAGTGCGCCAGCGGCTGCACCAAAAACAATTGATTTGATCATTGGAACGTAAGTTGACGTTTTCCGGCACTACCGTACTTGGTTTCCGTTGCTTCGGTAGGGACAAGGTGTCCATTTTCTGTCTTGTCCCTAACAGCTAAATTATCGATTGCGATATTTGAGAACCAAGCCGGTGTAAAGACCGTGCAATTCATGGTCAGGCTTGTCGCGACCATCACGCACATACAAATGATCCAACCATTTTTGGCGGTTGGTCATCGCTTCTGTGTCCTGTGCCCCTGGCTTGCAGGGGATCATCGGATCAGGCTGCAAAAATTGTTCAGTCATTAGCAGCAGTAGAAAGAAGCGCAAACCCGATTAGGAGTAGCGCTCCAGTAGCAACACCAGCAATAAAGGTCACCAGGGCGTACCAGCGCCAGTGGTCGGGGTGCGCTTCTCTGTCAGTTGAGCGTCAAGTGCAGCGTGAATTTCAGAAACCTTCTCTTCACCGCCAAGTGCGGCTTGAACCCATGAAACTGCCTGCGCTTCAGTCACGCCGTCATAAGCAATCATGTCCTCAGCGTCAGGAGCTTCAAGGCCGATTGAGCCATACGCTCCAGCGGTATAGACGCCATCTTCTGTTGCAGCCGCCACTGTGTAGTGAAGCGTTGTGATGACGCCAGTTTCAAGAGTGCGATCGCACTGACTGACAGTCCAGGTGTAGGTGTTTGCCATAACAGTAATGGAATCAGACGCAGTGTAAACGAGCCGCCTTTGACTTGACAAGTCAGTCAGGAACCGGCGGCAATTGCGACATAAATGTATTCAACATTGGTTTGATTAACGTCTGAGTTTGCGCCCAATTTGAAGCCATTGCTAGTAAATTCTTGCATAACAGTGGTGCTAGTATCTTCCGCTTTGTTATCGGAGGGGTACAGCACTTTATTTGCACCCCGTGCACTATCGACCAAAATCCAGTCTGCAGAGCCAGTGCCGCTTTTTTTGATAAGCACCCATTGCACCTCAAACCCAGTGGTAATGGTGTGGTTTCCGCTGCCGGTGCCGGTATATGACCCGCACTTGATTACGTTTGACGTGTCTTCTGCAAAGAGGTAGGCAATATATTCTTGACTAGAGCCATTGGTGGCAGAGTTGTTGCCGACAGTAAATTGGGATGATGTTGGCGCGGTGTCGTTCCAAAGATCCTCGTTGTTATTGATGCCGTCTGTCGTGTCTAAAGTGAAATATTGGTCTGTGTTAATTGCAGAATGCCAACAATGCCAATTTTTTGTCAGATCCAAAGGCTTGGTGATAATAAAGCCAGGCGTTGCGTCAAGGGAATGCGATATGTTTTGAGTTGAGCCATTGCCGGTGTATTTAATGCAATCAAAAAACTTAGGTTCTTTCTTGAAACTCCATGCAACATAGGTATAAGTGTTTTGATTAAAAGGCGCAGAGGTGCCCATTTGAATGGTAAGGTTGCCAAACGAGCTGATTCCAGACCCGCTGGATACAATTGTTTTGTTATCACTGTTTTGCCATTTATTAGTTCCGAGCGCAGTGCTACTTACTGCGTGGTTGGTTGTATTGCTTCTAGTCTTGCACCAAACCATACCGCCGGAAGTGAGATCAATGCTCACGGTAATCGTTCGACTAGAGCCATTGCCGGTGTAAAGCTCAACGTTGAATACATCATCAACGTCAAGACCTCCCCCACCACCACCTTGACCAAGCAAAACTTGTTGCATCATCAGCTGATCCCTCCGCCAGCGATATACATTTTAGCGCTTGAACCGCCCTCGGCAACAAGAATTGAGCACATAGTTCTTGCTTTTAAGGTTTTGTTGCCAGTAGATCCATCTGCAGCATTGAAGAGGCTTACACCGCTGCCTTGGGTGATAGATACATCGCTAGAGCTGTGTGCAACAATCGTAACCATATCACCAGTGCTAAACACATTGTCAGGAATCGTGATTGTATGACCTCCACCAACTCTTATTTGCTTGCCTGCATCACTAGCAACTAGGGTGTAGTTGGAGGATTGGATGTTCTGACCAAGCCTTCTAAGCGGACCGATTGAGTCGGTAATAGTGCCATTTACATGGAGTTTTGAGCTAGGACTCGTAGTGCCAATCCCAACCCTGCCCGAGCCGTCGATTCGCATCCGCTCACTAGTGCTGTCAAGAAACCGAAACGGTCCAGTGCCGCCTGTTTGGAACACGAAGTTTCCGTTAGAGCCATTTGTGGCTTCAATGTAATGCCTGCGAGTGGTTCCTCCAGTGAAATGAATGCTGCTAACGTTTGAGCTGCTGTCGGTAGAACTAATTGAAATACCTGCGTTTCCAGCTTCATTGACAACTAAATTACTGGCATAAGAGCTATAACTGCCAGGCGACGTTGTTCCAATCCCAACATTGCCTGCAAAATATCCTTGACCTTTGTAACTTACGTTGAACGTATCAGTTGTGTCTCCATTAGATACTTGTAAGGCTTTATTGGTATCGGTTGCTTGTGCTGATTCAGACTGTGAGCGGATACCTGTCGCACCACTGTCAACGACGTGCAGTTTGTTACCAGGCGAGGTTGTGCCGATGCCGACGTTGCCCGAGCTGTCGATTACAAATTTTGCATTATTGCCGCCGCTGCTGCCTCTTGAAATATGAAAAGAGCTTGCAGCAAGTTCGTCAGAATCACCTCTGCCAACGCTCCACTGCGAAGTACCTGCAGATTGAAATCTAATGACGCCTCTTCGATTGGCGTCTGCGTCAATATCTGCGTAAACATTTTTTGCGCTTGCACCGTTAAGCAATAAAAGTACTTCGCTAGATGCGGAAGTAACTTCTAACTGAGCACTTGGCGACGTAGTTCCAATCCCAACCTTGCCCGAGCTGTCGATTCTCATCCGCTCGTTATTACCAGCAGTTTCAAAAGCTAAAGCATCGCCTTTGCCGGAAACAAAAGCTCCATTTGTTGAATTAACATCTGTAAATTTAATTCGCGCGTTTGCTTTTGAAGATTCAACCGAAACAACTTGGCTTATATTGTCCCCATAAACGCAAAGAGGGTAAGACGGATTGGTGTCACCGATGCCGACTTTGCCATCGGATGCAATACGCACAACCTCTGTCGCGCCAGCTGTACCAGCTTTATTGTCAGTGCCGCCAATCCACCAACCAAAGACCCCTCCGTCATTAACAACATTTCGGATGGAATCTTCCGAACGAATAACAGCGTTTGCCTGTAAAGCAATGTCGGATGTACTGCCCACCGATGGCGCTCTATTGAGGTAAAGAGTTGGGACACCATCAGTCGCAATGCCGGTTGGACCAGTAACTTCTAAGTTCGCACCGGGCGAGCTAGTGCCGATGCCAACGCGCCCAGAGCTGTCGATTCGCATCCGCTCGGCGTTTGACGTTCCAAAATAAATAATTCCAGATTCTTTGTTGAAGATCTTTAAATCATTATCAATTAGATTGATTTCAGCACCATCAGATGACCCCGTTCCTGAACTGTTAGTCGTTAGATGCAAGCAAGCACCCCTAGTGCCGGAACTGAGAGACGAGTGAATATGCAAAGCTTTATCGCCACTTGCAGCATTTGGCGACGATGTCCCTATCCCAACATTGCCCGCGCTATCAACAATGACGCGCTGCGTTCCACCAGTCGTAATCGCAACCTTATCTGCCGCAGGGTGATATAGACCCGTATTTGTATCAGTCCCAAAGTGGAAACTAGGAGCAGTCACCGTACCAGCTGGAAACTTCACCTTCCCGTTTGCGTTAATAACGCCAGTAACGGTCGTTGCGCCAGTTACAGCCAGCGTTGAATCAAGTGTTGACGCTCCAGTAACGTCCAGCGTTCCAGGGACATCCACATTGCTTGTGAACTCAACGCCACTGCCAAGCGAGTCAGTCTGCAACAGTTGACGTGCAGTGCCGTTCGCCAGCTTGCTAACTGCAATCTC